TTTTCAGTAGTTAACTCATCTTTTATATTTCTTAAAGTTTTTAATTTTTGTTCAAGTTCGTATGGATATTTTTCTAATTCTAATCTAAAGGCTTTAAGTTTTTCTTCACAGTCTTTAATTTCTTCATCATAAGATTGTTTTGCTTCTTCATTTATTTCTTCTAATTGATTCAAATGTTTTTTCTGATAACCAATTTTATCCTTTTGAGCATCCACTAATATCTTAGAACTTTTGGATAATTCCCTTGCTCGAGAGTTTCTTTCCCGCAGTATAAACTTCATCTTGCTAAATATGTTTATATCTAGAAGGTCCTCAATGACATCACGCCTATCATGAGACTTTAATTGCATAAAAGGGATAAACGAACTAGACCCAAGGACTACTATTTGATGAAAGGATTTATGATTTAATTTAAGAATATTCTGTTCTAAAAACTTTTGATAGTCCCTTACATTTGTTTGTTGGTCTATCATCTTATCATTTTGCCATACCTCAAATTTGTTTGGTTTGATTCCTCGTACAACTTTAAATGTATGACCTACTGTTTCAAATTCTACTGATACCTCACAACCTTTTCCATTAACTGAATTCACTAATCCAATTTTATTAACATTCCTATGTGGCTTTCCAAATAAAGCAAAGGATAATGCATCAAGTATTGTAGACTTACCGGACCCATTAGTACCTACAATAAGAGTTGATTTACTCTTATTAAGATTTATTGATATTGGATTATTGCCGGTAGAAAGAAAATTCTTATATGTCAGTTTCTGGAATTGTATCATCAAGTGTCCTCATAAACATTACTTTTAAACCAATAGAATCTACTTGATCTAAAAATATATCACAATCATTATATAGTGCTGCAGCAAAATGACCAGTTTGAAATAAAACATTTGTTTTTACTTCTATTGAATCTATTTCATGTTTTGCAATAGCTTTATTTATAAAATATTCACCAGGACCTGATAGTGTTCCACAGTTTGTATTCCACCATTCGACACCACCAAGTACCATCATTACTAATTCTTTATCTTCATAATAAACACGATAATTTTCTTTATCGAATGCTTCTTCTGGTTGTGGACTAAAATCTGTCCACTCTCTATCATCACCTATAATTATAGATGGTAACATTAATATTACCATAATAATGATTGTCCAAATTATCCTCTTATTTCCTCTGCGCATTTTTCTTCACATACTGGTGTTTCGATAATAACTGGTTCATCACCTATACCCATTAATCCTCTAGCTTCATTAAATTTTTCTTCAAACATTGCACAACCACTTATAAAAAATATAATTATTACTGCAAAGAGTAAAGTTAACCATGCTAATGTATTTCTGGTTTCTGATTTCATTATTGTATCTCCATATCTAGAGCATCGTTATATAATGAGTTCATTAGTGTCTTAAGTTTATCTTTATTAAGATCTGTGTTTACACCATCTATATAACTTGCCATTAAGTCAGTCGTATTTTCTACATCTTCTATATTAGTAAGAACATTCTCACCTAAGAATTCAGAGAAATTTTCAGCTATTTTTAAATCATGTGTATTAAGCTCTGATATTCGTTCAATAAACTTATCAAACATAAATGGGTTCGACTTATTACCCACTATGACTTTAACGAATTTGTTTATACATATATTTATATCAAAATCATTATAATCTTGATTTGTATCATCATAATGTATTTTTTCAAATATTGTTATTGGGTTAGCAATTTTTTCTACTTTTTGTGTATCTGTATTTAATATATGAAAATATTTTTGGTCACCAGCATCTGCCCATGTAAATTCCATTTGACATCCAAGGTATCTTATATTAGCCTGTTGTGAACTTGCATGATAATGACCTGACAAAACTAAATCAAAATGTTTAAATGGTTCAGCACCCATTCCATTTCCTATTGGTTGTTTAATACCTCTCATCATTTCAAATCCTTGCAATTCTAAATGAGCTAAAAGTATACCTTTATTCTTTTTTACAAACTCCATTGAATGTTTATAATTTTCAGGATTAATCCAAGGGAGTAAATGAATATCCAATCCATCATAATTTAATGTGGAAGGCTTCATTATAATATTAATATTTTTTGTATAATATCCTAAGAGTTCTTTAAGAGAACAAAGTTCATTTGTATTTTTATGAAATACATCATGATTTCCTGGAACTATATCCATGGTCATACCATTTTCACTTAATGGTTCAAGAAAATGTCTACGATTAGCATTTAATGCTTTAAAGTTTACAAATTTTCTATGGTCATAATAATCACCAAGATGTATTATATGCTTAATATTATTTTTTTTACAATAGGGAAAAAAGATTTCATTAAAAAATCTTTCTTGAAAATCTATAAATATTTGTGATGAATTCCTAACACCACAATGTGTGTCATTTAATAATGCTATTTTCATTTTTTAAATATGTTGAGCATGAACAATTCTTGTTTTAAGTTCCTTTGAGGAGAATGGATGTTCACGATTATTATAAAATACTTCTATTTCTAAGTCATCACCAGTAAATTCTTTACCATGATAATCTGCACCAATAAATCTTATATCAGGCATTTTAAGTTTAAGTAAATTAATTAAATCTTCTTCATTTTCGTATGGTATAATTTCATCAACATATTTTACACCCGACAATTGTATATGTCTTTCCATAAGACTTTGAACTGGTGGTTTACCACGCTTAATTGGTGCAGTATTAATACCACATATTAAATAATCACAATGCTTCTTACATTCACGTAACATTTCTATATGGCCGGCGTGTAATAAATCAAAAGGTGAACATGTAAATCCTACTATCATCTTAATTCCTTATTAACTTTAATAACTCTTTCTAATACTTTTAAAGGTGACCCTTGATTTCTAGCTGATATAGTAAAAGCTGATGTATCTTTTGGAAGACACATACCACCAAACCCATATTTTAAATCATGACCTGGGACCATCATATGACTTTTTCCAATACGTTTATCAAGACTAATTATTTCTGTAAGTGTATCAAAATCATTATCAGAATATAAATTTCTTAACTCATTAAAAAATACAACCTTAGTTGCAAGGAAACTATTGATAGCATACTTCGCAAAAGCTGCATTTTTCATAGATGTAAATCGTACTTGCTTCATTTTAATATTTGAATTAACAAATATATCATACCAAAAACGAGCATTATTACCACCAAATATAGCAAACTTCTGATGTTTAAATTCTTCTGCTGAATCATTTTCAGTCAAAAATTCTGGATTATATGTTAAAGCACTATCATCTTCAAGTAATTTAATTAATTCTAATGATGTAGTTGATTTTAATAATATAGGTATATCTGGAGCTTCTTTACGTATACACATAATATATTGTTCAACTAAAAAATCATCACATTCACCACCTGGACCTGCAGGTGTGGGCAAACATAATATAATACCATCATAATCTGGATATTTACCTACATCATCAGAGCTTTCATCTAAATCTAAAACATCTATATTATTTTTTCCAATTAAACCATTATATACAGCTTTACCTACAACGCCATAACCAACAAGTAATAAATTCATTTATTTTTTCCCATGAATAATTCTAATCCTTTTTTCTTTTTTTCTTTTTCTTCCTTAGCAAAGTCTTTAATTGCAGTATCAGTTTCTTTAATTTTACTTATTTTTTCACGAAGTGTATCAAGGAATGATTGGTCAATAGGACTATTTTTATCTATGCTAGAAACAAAATCTTCAATGTTTGCTTGCTCCATAAATTTAAATTTAATATCTGTTTGTTTCTTTTCTTTAACAATTCTACGTATAAAAGCAAAATAAGCTATTTGAGTAAAATAAGAAAATGCATTAGGCTTACCTGTGCGGGTAGCTGTGTCTATATTATAATTGTATATAGCTTTTAAACAATTTTCTACTCCATCCATAACCATTTCATCACGATAAGTATATCGTACAAAGTTTGGTTTATGGGAAAGTCCTTCACAAATCTTCATAAAGCATATAGCAATATAATCAGGTACAACTGGATTTTTTTCTCCTTTTGCTTTAGCTTCATTAGATGCAGTTACATAATCAACTACAGCATATGAAAATTCACGATT